TTCGTAATATATAAAGGGTACCTAATCTTATATAAGTGTCTTAAGGTGAGGTTACAAAGGTTACAACGTTTGAATCCTCTGAAAGCCGCGTCACATCAGGCTTTCTTTGTAACTTTTTCCGTAACTTTTGACTAAAAAGAGGGTTTCCCCTCTTAGAATGCCTTAGCCATGAGGCCAGGCAGGATGTGCATGCACAGATTCTGACGGTCGATCTTGGTGAGATCTTCCATGAGTAGTGTGGATGCCCAGAGCGATACGTCACCCATTGGGATGTACATGTCGTGTACACCGTCCTGATCGGCGATCATCTTAGCGTGTGCAGCGACCGACGGACTGCCGAGAGCTGACATAGAAGTGTTCCCTGCAAGTGTGCGAACTTGTTTGGCGTAGTCAAGATTTAAGAATGTGGTTAATGACTTGAGTGCTACCCACGTTGTCCCATCGAACTGAGCCAGCTTGATAGGGTGGTCCTGAAGCTTAATCACCTTTAACGACATAGCGATTGCCATGATATTTCTCCGTTTACGAGGGCAAACCCCTTCGTTTCTATACTTTACTTATACCAGATTTCAGCCTTTGACTTTACCTGTGCAGAGGAGCCAGATGTCGGGTGGACAAGCAGACTTCCAGTCACACCAACCTACACACCCCTGTTGTATCCAGGCGAAGTTAGGAACCCGCTCTTTGAACAGTAATCGACGCCGTATCCGAATACCCCAGAGGTAGGTATCTTGGTAGAATGCCTGCATGCGAACGTGTTCAGGATCGATGTATCCAGGTTCTGGCCGATTGAACTCCCAGACACGGAAGGTGTAACGATGCGTAATACCTTTCATAAATGCTCCTGTTGTTTACACTATCCTTATACCCTAAAATACGACTAGTTGATCAACGAAAAGGTGACATGATGACTCAAATTATCACTCCCGGGGCGCTACTCATTAAGAGCAAGCTTCCTGAAGAAGTACAGAAGCACTTCGATCCGTCGAAGCTGCTTGACAAGAATGGTGTCAAGGACTTGATGTCGAACGTGATCACGCACGGTGGTGAGAAAGCAGCGGATACGATCTCAGATCTGTCCCACCTCTTCTTCAACACGGCGACCGAACACGGCTACTCAACGCCCCTGTCCGACTATTACAACGATTCTGATGAACGCCAAGCACTCCTGAAGGAGTACGAGACGGCGGTGAACCACGTCAACGATCACAAGGACCTGTCCGAACGTGAGCGTCGTGAACAGCTGGCTGATTTAGCGGACCGCTACGGGAAGATTCTGACCAAGCAGAACCTGAACTATATGGTGGGCCGTAAGTCTACCGCGGCTCTGATGGCTCAGACGGGTGCCCGTGGTAACCCTAACCAGCTCCAGCAGGCGACCTCTTCACCTCTGCAGTCTAAGCGAATCGACGGTACGCCAATCCCTCTGGCGATCACTCACTCGTTCGCTGAAGGTTTAACGCCGGCTGAACACTTAGCGATGTCCTACTGGGGTCGTGGTAACACGGTATCCGCCCAGCTCTCGACCTCGAAGCCAGGTGACATGTTCAAATCCATCACGCCAAACCTCTATCACGAGGTCGTGACGATTGCTGACTGTCATACCCACAACGGTGTCGTTGAGCCGATGTCTGAGAAGAAACGTATTCTCTTCCACTACGAGGCTGGGACAGATCGTCTGATTGATGAGCGTTACTTCGCTGACATGAAGCACGATGGTCGCAAGGAAGTGAAGGTCCGTACGACCTTGACCTGCCAGGCGAAGGAAGGCGTGTGCCAGAAGTGCTACGGTTTAGATTCCCGCGGTAAGCTTCCGGAAATCGGTGAAAACGTGGGTGTGATCGCTGCACAGTCTGCGTCTGAAGTTCTGACCCAGATGATCCTCGGCACCAAACACGATGCGAAGGCCGGTAAGTCCGTCAACCCGTTTGACCAGACGTCTAACCTGCTGACGAACCAGGAGAAATTCCCGGACAAGGCGATCATCTCCGACACGAATGGTACCGTCACTCACATTGAGACGACGACGCTGGGTGATACCAAGGTGCACGTATCCGGTAAGGAATACTTCATCCCGAACTCCCAGGACGTGATCGTTGAGCAGGGTTCCCGTATCAAGATCGGTCAGCCACTGTCTACCGGTATGGTGAACCCACGTGAACTCGTCGGTCTCCGCGGTATCGGTGCCGGTCGTCGTTACATGTCGAACAAGCTGTCCGAGATCTACGGCGGGGGAATGGACCCACGTCACTTCGATCTGATCGCGAAGAACATGATCAAGTACGTGAAGGTGAAGGATGCCGGCGACACGGCCTACATGCCGGGCCAGGTCCTGTCCGTGAACCACATCCAGGATGAGCTGCAGAAAGACCAGGAAGTGCTGCCACTCGAGCGTGCTGCCGGTAAGAAACTGGCCCGTCCGGTTCTGGAACTGACTCCAGGTACTACTCTGGATCATCAGCACATCCAGTATCTGAACAAGCACGGCATCTCTGAGGTGCACACCTCTAACTCTGGCCTGATGGTTGAACCTATCGTTCCGGGGATCAAGACGGTGAAGCTGCACGATCAGAACTGGATCTCTCGCTTAGCGTTCAAACGTATCGGGCAGACCCTGCGTGACGCCGCGGCGACCGGACTGGAATCTCCAGTAGAAAGCACAGACCCAATCACCCCTTACATCCTGGGTGGTGACTTCGGTAACGGTCATAACGGGAGATACTAATGCCTGAATACCAGTTACGTGATCATCAATCTCGTGTCTCGAAGAAAGTCGGTGAGGGGCGTTCGCTCCTCGCTGCACACTCTATGGGCTCGGGTAAGACGCTGACTGGACTGGACTCCGCACGTGCCGCTCTGGAGAAATCCAAGAACGGCCGTGCCCTGTTCGTGGTCCCGGCGCCACTGCGTAATAACATGGCCAAGGAGATGGACAAGCACAAGATCCCTAAGGAACTGCGGGACCGTATCGACATTGATTCGTACGAAGGTGCCACTAACCACAAGGATAAGTACAAGGCTCAGGGCTATGAGTTCATGCTTATGGACGAAGCTCACCGTCTGCGTAACCCGGGTCTCCGCTCCGGCGCCGTCCGAGAGATCGCCAACTCGGCTAAACAACGTCTGTTACTGACCGGTACGCCGATCTATAACCAGCGTTCGGATATCGCGAAGGTCATCAACACGACGGCCGGTAAAGACGTTATGCCGGAAGATGCCCGTAAGTTCGACGAAGCGTTCATCGACAAGAAGGTGATCAAGCCAGGACTCTTGATGAAGATCCTCGGCGTGACGCCGGGTGAGAAGCTCTCCGTCAAGAACAAGGCGATGCTTCGCCGTATCGGCAAGGAGTACATGGACCGCTTCGACGCCATGGAGTCCATGAAGCAGGAATTCCCGGACCGTACCGACGAACTCATCCACGTCGACATGTCTAAGGACCAGCTGCGGGCGTATCAGTATGCAGAAGGGACGATCCCGCTGCCGCTTCGCCTTAAGATCCGTATGAACCTTCCGCTGGATAAGAAAGAGGCTCAGAACCTGAACGCGTTCTCCTCTGCGATCCGCCAGATCAGTAATACGAACGCCGGTTTCACAACCAAGAAGCCCTCGTCACCGAAAATTGATCGAATCGTCAGTGACTTTGAAGGCATGATGAGGGATAATCCTAACCACAAGGGGATCATCTACTCGAACTACTTAGGCTCTGGACTCGAGGAAACTCACCGCCAGCTTAAGGAAAAGGGTATCCCAACCGTTCTCTTCACCGGTGAAACCACTGAGGCAGAACGTAAGCAAGCGATCGAAGATTACAACAGCGGCAAGGTGAAGGCTATCCTTCTGTCCTCTGCAGGCTCCGAAGGTCTTGATTTACAAGGCACTCGTTCCTTCCAGGGTATGGAGCCTCACTTCAACAACGAGAAGATCAATCAGGTAATTGCCCGTGGCATCCGCTATCGGTCGCATTCACACTTACCTGAGAAAGAGCGTAAGGTCCGTGTCATGCGGTATGCATCGACCAAGCCGAAGCTCTTCGGACACTTCTCACGCGGTCAGGGCATCGATGATTATCTGAAGCACTCAGCAGATACCAAAGACTCACTGACCCGGGAATTGCTCGATGCCATGACGAATGATGGCTAAAATACGAGTGATTAGATAAAATACTGTTTATTTAACGGAGAACCGAACTATGAATTTTAGTCAGATGGCTCTGGAAAAGCTGAACGCAGCCTCTCCCGGCCTGAGCAAGTACGTAATCGCATTCAAGGACATGTCCTCTGAACTGCAAGATTCAGACGGGGTTGAAGTCGGCGTCTTCATTATGCGTAATGGCGGAAGCATGTTCTACGTCCCGGTCATCTCCCGTGGAGGCGTGACATTCCCAATCGATTCCATCTATTTGGCTGATCGTAAGGCATTCTTCCCGTTAACCAAGAAGACCGTGGAGCAGATCCAGACCTCGCAGAACACCAACGTTGGCCAAGCCGCTCGTATCCCTCAGGGTGCGATCAAGAACCCAGATCTCAAAGACCTGGTCGTTCCGCCACGTACCGGTAAGTTCATGTACGCCTCTGATGGCCGCATGGGTGAACTGGTGGCTATGGCTCATCCGGAGATCCGTAAGGACCTGGCGGATGTTATCGAGAAGTCGGCAGAATTGTACGACATCCTGAACGTTCCGGCCCTGAAAGAGGCTCTGCTATCGAACGAACAGCTGACCTTCCAGAACATGGAAAAGGTTGCACGCGTTCTCTTCGACGGTGATGACCTGCCGAACGAAGCTGTTCAGGATATCCTCGAGAAGGGATATCACATCGCCGGTGAGCATGAGCAGACTCGTGTCGTGGTTGAATCCAACGGTGCATCCCACTTCACCACTCTGGCAGCCGGTGAGCCTGGCCACGCGTACACCGCGGAAGGTATCGGCGGACTGGAAGTACCGATCGCGATCCTGCCGCAGTCTGACCTGGATATCCAGGGCAAACGCATCCTGATTCTGGGTGAAGCCGGCGTGTTCTCATTCACCGATCCCGGTATTGTGATTCACCAGCAGGAACGTCCGTATGAGCCGTTCATCAAGACGCTGCACGCCAAAGAGTACCAGGCAGGCGACGCCTTCGCTCTCGTCGAGCAGGGTGACGATAACTACCTCGTGTTCTTCGACGGTTGTGGATACTTCGTGTTCCGTGCTAACCGCGGCCCGGCGATCATGGACGGTGACACTATCACCCTGAAGGGTGACCTGGTGAATGGACCGTCTGCGAACATCATCGTCTCTCCAGGGATGCATGGTCTGATGCACGTTCAGGATACTGAGAACGGCACCAAGAACATCTACCTGAATGCGTCGTGCAAAGTGTACACCGGCTTCACCCCGTCCTTCGGCAGCTCTTTCGAACGCTCACTGTCCTCAGCGATGGTCCGTCACGAGCACCGTACGATGACCGTTCTGCCTGAATACCACACGATGACTTACCACAACGGTGAGTTCGCGATCGATGGTCGTTTAGTAGGCGGACGTGGTCCGGCGGCGAAGGTATTGGTGGAAACACTGAAGCTGCAGCCGACTGATTCTGAGCGACTGCTGAAGTCTGCACAGGAGAATCAGAAAGTTGAGATGCACATGTCGAAGGAAGCTGCAGAAGCGACTCAGGTCACGCCGGTCGTGGAATACGGTCAGAAGTTGGCACCAGAGCGTCAAATCTCCGGTAACAACCGTGAACGTAGCCTCGGCATGGAAGATCGTGTCCGCACGGCCGCTAAGACCCGAGACAAGTCGGTAATCGAAGCGTCGATCATCTCTGAGCTGCTGAACGACCCCGATATGTTTGGTACCGTGAGCGAATACCTCCCGGATATTGGACAGGCCGTAGACCGCTTAGGTCGCACCCTGTTCCTGGCCCGTGTTAACTCAAACAAACTGTCCGATGCAATGGACCCAGAGGCACTGAGTAACATGCTGACAAACTTACGTAGTGCATACGCCAACCTTGGCGAATCCTACGTGAAGTTAGAACAGATCGCTGCCAATGTCTAATCCTGTAGACTACCGTGGCAAGCTCCTGGCAAGGGGCACTGATGGGAAGGATCCACTCGTGGATTCTCTCCTGGACGGTGCTTTCCCTGAGCTAGTCGCCGCTGCCACGGCACTCTACAAAGACCGGACCCAGAAGATGTACGTGGAGTCTAGCCTACTGGCCACGAACGACTTAGAGGTAGTGTCCCGCTTCTTGGAGCTGGACGTGCCTCTTCTGGAGATGTACCGGTCTCTGTACTTTGACGTGGCACACTTTACGAAGTTGCAGCGTATGGCATATCTGGACAGCATCAAGGATGGCCCTGAGCGAAACATGAAGTCCTGGGCTCTGACCCAGGGCGTTCGTTTCCTCGAGTGGCGTTTCGGTAATGACGTGAAGATCTCCCCGGTTGAAGGACTGACGGCGATCTTCGCTGACTGCTTCTATAAGAGCAAAGAGGCCTTCTTCAATGGGAACTCTTCTGAATCCTCTAAGGAAGCGGCGAAGTGGACTAAGCAAACGGTCGAAGTGGCTCGTCTGCTCAAGTCGTGGGTTACTGACTCTGATGCAGCTATGGCAGATATCAACATCGCGCTGGAACAATTCATGGGGGATGACATCAAGTTCCCTACAATCGAAGACCTGGAGAAAAAGTGATGGATATGTCAGTAGATTTTCTTAAGAACGTCGGAGCGGGGGTCGTCGCGGCCTTCCGCACTCAGGGTACGCCCCTGACCGACGGGATCGTTAAGGTAGCGAGTGAGAACCAACTCAATGCCGAACAAACGGCTCGTCTCGTTGAGACCGTGAACCAGCTGGCATACCTGTCAGGCCCTCACAACTCAATGGACAAGACTGCTGAATTCCCGCTGGCGGACTATGAGGCGGTGATCACTGCGATCATGACTCCTCCGTCAATCGAGAAGACGGCGTCCACCCGTAAGCCAAACCCGCTCTCTCTTTTAGCTGAGCCTATGGAGAAAGCCGCATCCGCCACCGAGTGGCAACCGTCTGCCGAAGAAGCCCGTATCCATATGGAGCGTGAGTTCTTCTCCGGTCGTGATCGTCTGAAGGCGATGGACATCGAAGAGCAGAACATTGTGGAAGGCCTGTTGAAGACAGCAGCTGTCGTTGGGAAAGACCCTGACGCACTGAGCAAGATCGCTGCCCTCACCGGTGGGGACTCCGGGAAATACGGTGAGCTCTGCAATCTCGTGTTCGGTCACGTGAAGGAAGCCGCAGCCGGCGCCCCGCACCGTCCGGAAGACCTTCTGAACGTGAAATCCCTGGTTGACCAACTGGGCTTCGCTAAGCAGGCATCTGCCGACCGTAAGTCTCTGGAAGAGCGTCTGATTAAGATCGCCGAAGAGATTTGCCCGGCAGGGATGAACAAGGAAGCCTTCATCGGTTCTGTCGTTCGTGCTGCAGGAGCTGTGCTGCGTGGCGGTAAAGCGGGAGTTGCTAAGGCTGGCACCGGAATTAAACTAGGTGGAACAGTCGCTATGGCAGGACCTGAAGTCGCTCAGATTTCACGTTCCTCCGCTCCGAAGAACGATGTTTGGAGCAGTTTACATAACTAAGAGGTCACCATGAACCACAACGAAGAATTACTGAAAGGCCTGCGTGAAGGCCTGATCGAAGGTCTGCAGAAGTCTGCGGGCGTTACCGAACTGAGCGAAGAGCAAACCCGCTTTGTCGACCTGACGGTTGAGAACATGGAGAAATCCGCTGGCCTGATGGACTTCCTGAATGCCGAGAAGGGCCTGGGTAATGCTACCGCTAAGGCGATCGCTAACACTGCCGTTCCTCTGCTGGGTGGTCTGGGTGTGGCAGCCGGTGCGGCCGCTATCAGCTCGATCGCTAACGGGATGAACAAGAGCAAGTTCGAAGCAGCTCTGCGTATGGCGATCTCTCGCAACCCAGTCCTGCAGCACGCCGATCAGGAACGTGTGAAGTCTCTGGCGGAGTCAATCTACGCGACCGCTCCTCACGTATCCACCGACCCGAACATCCTGGGTCAGGTCCTGGGTAACGCCATCCGTGGTGAAAACCTGGACATTCAGACAGTACGTATGCTGGCTGAGCTGGAATCTCGCCGTTCTCAAGGCCCGGCCTTGACTGCACGTAACTTCTCACTGTAATATAACAGGGCCTCGAAAGGGGCCCACAGAGGAACCCATATGGATAAGCTACTCGACAGCCGTCACCCGGGTCACGTTGAACTCGGTGCAGTGACACTGCTGTTTGAAGATACAGGTGGCCTGACCAAACAGGCTGCTGCCGCAAAGATTGATGACTTCGTCAAGGACATTAAAGTTCGTGACGGGTATTTCTATCTGCACATCAATGCTATGGGTGCCGGCGAATACTACGGCTCGAACAGAAACGGTGACTACTTCCCAGAGGCTCAGCTGATCCGATGGCACAAGACATTCGAGACGTCACCTGCCCACTTATTCCGCCACCACGTTAACAAGGACCCGGCCAAGGCAATCGGCAAGGTTATCTTTTCGTACTACAACCACCGCATGCATCGTGTTGAGCTCATCGTTGAAGCTAGCAAGACTCTCGCGGCGGACGAGTACTACAAGATCACAGAGCTAGGCCAATACCCGGCGACTTCTATGGCCTGTAATACGCCATTTGACGTGTGCTCCATCTGTGGTAACAAAGCCCACACTCGTAACGAGTACTGCACGCACTTAACCACACAGCTGAACACTCTGTACCCTGACGGCCGCAAAGTGATGGCACTGAACCTCGGCCCGCTGAAGTTCTTTGACATCTCGATCGTTATCCGTCCGGCTGACATTACGTCTTCCGTTCTGGAGAAGGTAGCCAACCACCAGGGAGTGATCTCTTCTGTCGAAGCCGCTTTGGCCGACGGCGTTGAGTATCAGGAGCGTCCGGAACAGGTCGAAGCTGGCATTAAGAAGGAAGCCGTTGAGAAATTAGCGGACCTGATTAAGCACGTGGACGGTGACGTCGTGGGTGCTAACGATCGGTTAGATGCAATTCTGGACAGCGTCGTTGACCCGGATGACGGGATCATCGAGGTAATCCACGACTATCCGTTCGTCGAGGTTCTGAACGCCTTTGCCGAACTGGGTATGAACCCATCGATGGCCTTCTGGTCTAAGTTCTTCGCGAAGAAGTACCTGGGCAAGGCTCACATGGGTGACCTGGCAATGGCGGTTGCGGATCACGTCGGTCCCGCAGGCCTCCCGATCGACCTGGAGAACATCCCAGAGATCGAAGAAAAAGACGCTAACCCAATGCTGCTTAAACTATTAGTCAGATACATCGAGGGTTCATCCTATCGTGCTGACATGGTAGAAAAGCGTGCGTCACGTTACGTCGTCGGTACACCTGGAGCCCCTTCAGGTTATACTAACTGGGAGCTTGGCAGACTGCCTCCATCCAAGATGGAAATCCCTCAGGAAACAGCTGAGAGTTCATCTCTCTTAAACACCCTGCTGACGATTGCTGGGTCCGCTCTCGTAGCCAAAATGATGATTTCTGGCTTGGTAGAGCGTAAACTCAAGAAGGAAAGCACCTGGATTAAAATGCCAGTAGCTCACACAATCGTGAAATCCGCAGGTGTTACTGTTAAACTAATGGAAGATTCCATTAAACGCCATTGCAGGAGATTAAAATGAGTGTATTATCGCTGGATAGCCTGATCGACAGCATCAACCGTAAGGATGAGTCTGATCAGATGACCAAACAAGCGTCCGCTGTGGATGCGACAACTGAGCTGGAACAGGCTCTCTCAATTAACGCTGGAGAAGACAATACCATGACTAAGAGTGCACACGAACAGGCTGGCCTGGCAATCGCTGATGCTATCCTGAGCGGCCTGCAGAAGCAAGCTGAGAACAACGTCATCGCTGAAACTGCTACCATGAAGTCTCAGGACGACGCGAAGATCAAAGATACTCCGGTAGCGGGTAAAACCGTTTCTGAAGTAGCAAAAGACCTGCTGGCCCGTGCCGGTGCTGAAGGTAAAACCCACGTTCCAGAACATCCTGCACAGGTTGTTGCTGCTGAAGGTGGTGCTCAGACCGAAGGTCGTGCTCCGATCGATTCACAGCTGGATAAGCAGGCTTCAGAATGCCTGGCGGCTCTGATCAACGACGGTGTAGCTTTTGACGAAGCTGTAGAGCTGGTCAAAGAAGCTTCCGTTCAGATGCAAGCTGACCTGGAAAAAGCAGCTGCTGTAAACCACCTGATCGACAACGGCATCGACTTTGCCGAAGCGGTTGAGCTGGTTAAGCAAGCCTCTCTTCAGAGCGGTGCTGCAGAAGGTGAGTATTCCGAGCTGGAAAAAGCTGCTGCAGTAAACGAACTGGTCGCTGAAGGCTACTCCTTCGACGACGCTCTGGCTGCTATCAACGCCGTAATCGCTGGCGAGTAATCCCTGATGCCCTCTTCGGAGGGCACTTTTCCGAGGTGTGTATGCATAAAGAATCATCCCTAGTGGATGCAGCTAAGTCTGCTATAGCTTTTGCGAAATCGCAGAAAGCTAAGGCCGGTAAAGCTGTTCAGAAGGCATTCCGCCCGATTAAAAGCATTTCTCCCGTTGCAATTGGTGGCGGCCTAGCGGCCGGACACATCGCCGGAGGTTACAGCGGTTCCGCTGCAGCTCAAGTCGATATGTACCACCTTGGTCGTACCGACCAACTGAAAAAGCAAGCGGGGCTATCCGACTTTGTACGCTCAGGAATCTCCGGGGCTCGCGGCTTTGTTACCCGAACCGGTAACACGGCCCGATCTTCGGCCCTCGGTAAGCGAGTCGGGGGAGCCATCAAGGCTAACCCTATGAAGTCTGCGGCTGCCGCGGGCGTTGCTACGGGTCTGGCCGTGGGAGGAATGACAAAGTCATCTGGACTCTACAGTCGTGCACTGGCTTATGCTCGTCTTAAGGGACGAACTAATCCATTAGCGACTAAAATTGTTGCAGGAGCAGCATCCGCAGGCGTAGGTCTCGGAGTGACTCACGTAGCAGATGAGCATCTGGATGGCGCCGCAGGGCGTGCTGCAGTGTATAATTACCGTAAGCAGAACGGTAGCATTTAACCAGAGAGGATTTATGAATACAGATCTGATTCGTAACCGAGCTGGTGATCTAAGTAAGATTGCAAACGGCATCCGATCTTCCTATGATTTTTCGCTAGTGAAAGAAGCTGCGTTAAAATCTCTGGCAGATAAAGGCGTGAGCGAAGAGCAGATTGGTTCCGTGCTGAATGACCTGGAAGTGCAACACACTCCGGGACACGCGGGCGAAATGCTAAGCCACGCTGCGGAATTCGAAAAGCAAGCTAGCATTCTTGAAAAAGTTGCTGCTGCATTCGACGAACTCAGTGCTAAACTACAGAGTAGTGAAGACAAAGTTGCTGAGCTCGAAAAGGCCGCTGCTGTCAGCCCGACGATGGATGTATTAAAATCTAAGGGCCAATTCAGTGAAGACGAACTGGAAGCGTTAAAATCCTTACCAGAAGGCACACTGAACAAGATCGCTAGCGCCAATCAAGATCCATGGGATCTTGGGCAAGCAACCCGTCAGAGTGCGACCGCGGCAGACCCGCTGTTAGCGTTCTGTCTACAATAAGTTAACCAGGAGAAGATTTAATGAGCAGACTGCCTCAATTAGAATACCGTGCGGAGTTCCTGAAAGGATGGCCACGTCCTAATGGGCTTCACATGAACTACCGCAGTGATGACGCTACCCTGACTAACGGTGACCTGGTTCTGCCGGTTGCTGGCGGTAAGGTTGCGAAAGTCAACGCGGCAGGTAAAGCCCATGGTGTGGGTATCGTAGTTCGCGGCCCAGCCGACGACAAATCCGTACGTGTTGCAGGCGGCATCGCTGCTGGCGACGGCACTCGTGTGGTAGGTGGTGGTAACACCTGCATCGTACTGTTCAGCGGTTACATCGTTCGCACCACTGCGTTCGACGACGCTGCTTCCTACGTTGTAGGCGACACCGTTAACACTGCTGCTTCTGGCGTGTTCGGCAAAGCTGGTGCTTCTGATCCGGTTCTGGGTACTATCCTGGAAATCGAAGACCTGGCCGACGGCAAGAAAGCCCTCGTCATCCACGTAGCGTAATAAGGAGCCCACGATGACTATCCCAGTAGAAACAGTAAACGTACAGTTCCTGAACCAATCTTTCATCGATAAGATTGATCAGGGCCTGGTCAAAGAAGCGGGTGCTGCAATGTCAGCGTTCGTTCGTCAGAAGCTGCGTGAAACCGGCTTCACCCGTAAGATTCTGACTCCTCAGATGATCACTGCGTCCGACCTGGACCGTGGTCTGGATGATCAACCACGTGTGATCATCGAAAAAGAGCCAGACTCTGTGGCGGCTTACATGAGCCTGTCTGGTCAGCCGACCGTTCGTTACTTCAAGGGTAACCGTTACGAAGTTCCGTTCTACAAGATCCAGTCTGAGCGTTTCGTTAAGTCGAAGTTCGAGCTGGCTACTTACCGCACGGACATCCGTAACATCCTTCAGGAGAACTCCGTTAAGGACGTTCAGAAGCAAGAAGATGAAAACTTCTTCGCTGGCCTGAAGATGATCCAGGAAGAAACCCGCGGTTCTGCGATCCTCGACACTACCGGTGACCGTGTTACCGACCGTGTAATGAGCCTGATCCAGACTCTGGTTAAAGACCACCAGAAACCAGGTAAGATCCTGATGTCACACGCTCTGTATCTGCAGATGCTGCGTGAACCTGCTACCCAGCTGGGTGACAGCGTTGCTGCTAAGCACTTCAACACCGGGTCTATGGACAGCTTCTACGGCTTCGAAATCATCACTACCATCAAGGGTGACATCCTGTCCTCTGTTGAAGGTCAGAACCTGGGTGATGTTGTAGCTGTATTCGCTCCAGAAGAATACCTGGGTCAGTTCTACTCTCTGCAGGAGCCAACTGTGTTCCTGGAAGCGAAGGCTGACATGATCGAGTTCCAGATCTACGAGTCAATCGGTATCGGTATCGGTAACGCGAAAGGCTTCGTACTGGGCAAGGTCGCACTGGCTTAATCCAGTCGGTTCTTAAGGGAACCTTTCTGAAACCCCCGAAAGGGGGTTTTTTATTAGAGGAATCAGAATGTTAAAACTCAATATCCTTAAGCCTGTCACGATCGTCGGACGGGAATATGATGCCGGTGACTCCGTAGAGGTTCACAAGACGCTGCTTCATTACGAGAAGAAGAAAGTCTCAAACGGTATTCAGGTACTTCTGGACGCCAGCCTGATCGAAGCGGTTTCTGGTAAGGACGACACCTACAAAGTTAAAGGCGACATCGTCGTTAACGTTCTGGGTCTGGAATTCAAGAAAAACGCTGAGTTCGTGGCTCCGAAGGTGTTCGATTACGTTGACGAAGTGGACTATCCTAAGTGGATCGCTCGCGGCGTGACTGACGGCCTGTGGTCTCTGGACGACGGCGTGATTCACGTTACAGGTGTGACCATGAGTGATGCGTCTATCAACGTTGACGTTGGTGCTACCAAGCAGCTGTCCGTGACCGTTGCTCCTGCCGAAGCAGCTGACAAGACTGGCGTTTGGGCTTCCTCAGATCCGGCCGTCGCGACGGTTGATCAGACTGGTAAAGTGACCGGTGTTGCTGCGGGTAACGCAAACATCACCTTCACGACTACCGACGGTGGGAAAGTGGGTACGACTGCGGCGGTAATCGCTGTAGCAGTAATCGTTCCGACTTCCGTGACGATGTCTCCAACCTCTCCTGCCACGACTGTTGGCGGAACCGTTAAACTGAGTGTCTCAATCACTCCAGCAAACTCTACTGACAAGACCGGCGTGTGGACTTCCGCTACACCTGCAGTAGCGACTGTTGCTCAAGACGGTACCGTAACGGGCGTTTCGGAAGGTACTTCGGAAATCACCTTCACGACCAACTCTGGTGCTAAGACCGCCAAGCGAACTGTGACCGTAGGTCCAGCAGCTTAATAAAAGCCCCCGAAAGGGGGTTTTTCTTTTGTGGAGTCTACAAATGAGCAACAAATCTGCAACAACCTCTTTAAGCCAAGCCGTCCTTAACAATGGCCTGATCTTCGGCGAAGACTACAAAGAGTCCGCTTCGACCTATGAAGTCTTCCGTAATCGCAAGAATATCCTTCTAGATTCACTAAGTGCCTTAGCCACACCTCAGAGCAAGGACGTTCATCTTTTCCATGACGGCAAGATTGCCCTGACGGACGTCACTGTGCGTGCAAGAGACGTAGTCGAAGTCAATCTCGATCAAGATCTTGGGCCAACCCAACGCGTCTTCGTCGAACTCGGGCCAACCGGGAACATTATCCTCAATGGAAAAGCCGAAGAGGTGATCTATGAGCTTCAACCTGCGGCATTGACGATGAATACCGGATCCTATATGAACTACACGTTCAAGGTGATTCGTGATGGAGTGGATGTAACCTCTCAGATCACGGATTGGGCTTTTACAGCGGGCGATAGCATGATCTCTGTTACGCCACCGAGCACGTGGACACCTAACTCTCCGCAAATCACTGCGGGGTACACGGCAGGAACCTCCTCTTTGACCGTCTCCTTCACGGACTTCGGCAAGGAGCAAAGCTTTGAAGTGCCGATTACCATCCAAGCGGTAGAAAACTTCGAAGTGACGCTTATCGACAGCGACATTGGGGTCAATGATTCAGGTTGGGCGTGGGTACAGTTCAAGTGGAAGGGTGACATCATCGATGATCTGAGTAACGCTAGCCTGGGTTATTCGTCGGATAAGACTTTCATTACAAGCATTTCACCTAATGGACGTCCCGTTTACGATCAGGATAAGCAAGCCTGGAAGTATGATATCGCCTCAGGTAACCGTGAAGGTAACGGA